CTTGAACTCCCGATTACTAGTTTAATAAAATGGAGAAGATAATGTGGACTAAACGAATACATTATTTAACAGAAGTAAGTGAACATCTGATTCTAAGTGAAAAATCATTATATTTCTGTCGATGGAAAAAGTCAGATACTATCAATAATTATGTGTAAACACTCAAGTAGAGTTTGTACTGACCCCAAAAAGTTAGACATTTAATTTATCCAAAGGATTTAGTTCTGTATTGCACAGGACTGAGTCCTTTTAATTTCACCTTAATTCGTTTGTTGTTGTAATACTCAATATAACCTATACTTTTAGTCTTTTTAATTCTTCAAGTAGTTCCTGCACATGGTCTGTAATATCATATTCATTTTGATCAGGTTTTATGTAGATACGTTCATCTTTTAGATAAATAATAAATAATATTGTTAAGATTCATCGTCTTGCTCCTTTTCATCAACCTTAGCGATTAGAATAGCATCTTCGATTAAGAAAGCATATGGATAGATGGCAGCATCTTCGTCAGAAGGCATTGAAATTTCATGAAAATCTTCATTTTCCAATCGTTCTTCTAAGTTCTCCATATCAAAAATTTTGAATAAGTCAAAACTAAAAGGGAGCTTAGTAGGTGCTCCCTTTAAAAAATTTTTTTTATACTAGTTTGAGAAAGTATATTTTTTAACTGTGAATTATTTTCTAGATAAGTGAAATTCTGTGGTGGGAAAAAGTTTGTAGCTTTTAAAGTAAGAAAATCAATAGGTGACTCAAGTTCGTGAAATGATATAATTTCATAAGCGTATCTACCATTTATTATATTTGAATAAAATTGTTCCTCGCCCAATCCGTACAGTTGTGATGATGATAGCGTCGTTATGGGATTATTAACTATCATCTTATATTTAATGCTTTTTGTGGGATTTGTTTCATAAATCCAGAAAATGATTTTATTATCTGGAGAATTTATTTTAAAAGGCCGAAATTCAAAATTTTTAATTTGTTTTTTTATAAGATTATTATATTTAGGATATATGCTAATCACTAATTCGGGTAAGGTATTATTTATCAATTTTTTCAATTTCCTTTGTTGAGTTCAGCATGATGTATTTGAGATACTTTTCTTCTGTTAGCTGTTTTGCGAGGTCTTTATCAGCATTGATAAGTTTAATTAGAGCATCCCAGTTTGGTATAGGAGCAAACCTATCAACCTTGGCAGAGGGTCTTCTAAGTCTATTCCATTTTCTAATTTCAGTGCCATTCCTTATTGCTGAACTTGAACTGTTCTCTGTATTATACTTATTTTTTATTTGTAATAGAATTGTTTCATCTTTAGAAATATAGCAAAAATCAACAGCTCGAAGTACAGACCCTGCACACCATTTCCAACCATGCGGTTCTAATACTTCTGCAAGAAATTCTTCAAGTATCATACCATTCATGTTCTCTGCGCTCATATAGATAAAATGACCTGTTAAGTATGTGCTTAAAGTTTTTTCGTCAGCACCTGTATTAGCCGCAATGCGAGTAATAAGTGCTGAATCCTTCTCACCAAAGTTTTTTAAAGGTCTTTTTAATGCTGGGTTATCCCTATCATTTACATATTTGTTAACCCAATTCTGTAAGTACTCCTCACACATTGCATCTAACTCACTAACATTAGTGACAGTATTCTTCGTAAAAAGTGATACGTCATTAGTAAGTGCAAAATTAAAAATTACTGAAATATTTTTTTGATATACTTCAGATTTTATCTTTGGTAAAATTGTGGTTTTAAATATTTTACTGGCATTAGATGTTGTCAATCCTTTAGCAACTAAATCAGCTAGAGTTATAGATATTTTCTTTGATTCTGCCATTAATGAGAACCTCGTTTCTGTATTTAATCTAATTATATCACAGAAAGATAAATTTTGATATTCTTGCATAATTCAACGAATAGTGGTACAATCATTAGGGTCTAAAAATAGTTTCGGAGGAGAAATGTTGAATATACAGGAAGTTGCAAGACAATTACAGATGTCTGAACAATATGCAAGAAGATTAATGAGAGAGGGGGCTATTAAGGCTGATTATACTGGTAAGGTCTGGAAAACTACCCAAAATGATATAGATGATTTCTTATTAAAAAGTGATTATGTAATGAATCCATCAGACAGAGTGAGACGAAGCAAGAAGCTTCCAAATGTAATAGCACTTTCATTTTTCAGCGGTGGTATGGGATTAGATATCGGAATGCAAAAAGCAGGTATCAAGCCATTGTTGGCTTGTGAAATTAATAAAGAGGCGCGAGCAACTATCGTAGAAAATGATGATGAGATTGGCTTAATTGGGGATATCTGGGAGGCAACACCCCAAAAAATTAGAGAGTTTGCATGTATACCTGATGGAAAAGAAATTGATGTAATTTTTGGTGGTCCACCATGTCAAGCATTTTCAACAGCAGGGAATAGAAAAGGATTTGAAGATGCCAGAGGAGATGTTTTTATAAGGTATTTGGATATCATAGAAGACTTGCGCCCTAAGTATGCAGTAATTGAAAATGTGAGGGGATTGCAGACTACTGAAGCGGTGCTAGAAGATACTAATGGTCAAGCAGTGAAAGGTGGAGTGTTGCATTATGCAATTAATAGACTTGAGTTAGCTGGCTATACTGTTTCGTTTGAACTATATAATGCAGCAAATTTTGGGGCTGCACAAAAAAGAGAACGGTTTGTAATTATCGCAAAGTATGGGAATGAAAAAGTTCCATATTTAACACCTACACATAGTGAGTTCGGTGAATATCAGTTGCCTCAATGGAGAACACTTGGGGATGTAGTTGAAGATATTCAAGGGACCAAAATGGATTATGTTGAAATTCCTAAAAGTCGTATAAATTGGTACAAAAAAATTCCAGAAGGTGGAAATTGGAAATCACTAAGTGACTCAGACCAAAGAGAAGCCATGGGGAAAAAATATTTCATGGGTGGAGGGAAAACAGGATTTTATAGAAGACTAAGTTTCTCAAAGCCTAGTCCTACATTAGTGACTGTACCAACGATGCCTGCTACAGATTTGATCCATCCCACGGAACTTCGTCCGCTGTCTATACAAGAATATGCAAGAATTCAAGGTTTTCCGGATAGTTGGAAGTTTAAGGGAAGTATAATGGAAAAGTATAAACAGATTGGAAATGCTGTACCCATTGATTTAGGGAAAGCTATTGGTTTAACTATTTTGAATGATATGAACGGTAAAATTGTAAATAAATACCCCAATTTTAAATACTCTAGATATAAGAATACATCTGATATAACTTTCCCAGAAACTTATAGTAAAAATCTTTCAAAGGCTTTAAATAAAAATCAAGCATTACAGCTAGAACTAGATTTGTAATAGAACTTAAAAATTCGCTCTATTATCTGAGCGAATTTATTCTTTAATTTCCAGCAGCAGGTCTAAGTTTCTGCAAAAGTACTTTTGTTTCAATTCCGACTTCTGTAGCTATACTTAATAACTCATTGTAGCTTCCAGAACCTCCAATGGTATCCCATAGCTCTTCACCAATTAAAACAACAGGGTCGGTTGTGAAATTAAATAATTTCATAGGTGGGTTATGTTCATATGAAGTTTTATCATTTCCAAACGGATTATAAGGGAGCCCGAAATAGACATTGCATTCCGGATTATATAGTTTCAGAAGTAAGCAATCCCTCTTTGCTGTTGCTGTCTGATCAATATTAGGTTTAACGGTTTTAAGACTAGCAAAGTAATCGACTCCATTACGAGACCACCATAGATCAGAAATTATTCGTAAAGAAGTTGTTTGACCTGAAAGGGTTACACTGTTTAAAAAATTTAGGACATCTTGCCAAGACGTCAAGGTGTTTTTGTTATCTCTGACTAATTGTATGTGCCTATCTACTGCGTGTACTAGCGCCTCATCTAATATTATTTCTGTTACTTTTTGTCGTTGAGCGTCTTCAGCTTGATTTGATAATGCGAGAATTCTTGCTATTTCTTCAACCACTCGCTGACCAAAGGAAGTGCTAAACGATCTCTCAAAACGACTCCAAAAAATGACCTCATCTGTTAAAAGAGCAGAGTGAAATGGTCGAAAGGTTCCTTTGCCATTTTTAAATCGCTCAATGGTTTGAGTGACACAGCTTTCAAATTCTTTTTTTATTTGATTACGATATTCTGGGTTCATATGAAGGTCCTTTTACATAATAGAGTTATGTAAAAATTATATCATTTGGATAAGGTAATTACAATAAGAATACGAAGATAAAGGCACGACAAAGGCATGAAGCTGTTTTTGTTTTCAGATTACAGTTACATAAAATGTTTCGCCCTCTAGAGCTATAGACTTAGAGATGCACCTTAGACTATAAATAATTAAAGAAATGTATTATTGAGAAACTTGCCATTATGGATGTTATTGTTAAGGCAGAAATTGTAGTATAATATAGACATAAAACATATAATCAGAGGACAGATTATGCTATACCGATCATTTGAAAAGTTACTTGAATCTAATTTTTATAACATTATATTTAAAGCAATAGATAACTTTATCTATTCTAACAAAGCAAGCTTATCAGTTAAGTCACACACTATAATATTCCCGAATTATATGAAACTGGATGATTTTTCTATCAAAAAGGTTTTGTCTAGAAAAGTTCAAGATAAATTTATTATTTCAGACCTTCAGGTTATTGCAAACCTTGAAATAAAGGGGGACACTAAATATGGTTATGAATCTGACAGTAGTAATATTTGGTTACGAGTCAAAGTTATGTACAAATTAAAACAAGGCATTCATGATTTTAAAATAATGAGCGTTGTCCCATTTGAATCTTCCGATTATGATAGGTCTAATTTAGGTTTAAGTCCTGAATTTGTCCCTTATATAAAAGCAAAGGAAATGGATGACATTGCTGAGGAGATACTAAAGCAATACTATCCTGATGCACTACAAGTTCCGATGTCACTTCCAATTGATGAGTACCTCGCAAATATTGGATTGACGAAAGTTGAAGGGAGACTAACAAAAGACAGCTCCGTTTTTGGTGAGATGGTATTTAAAGATACTGAAGTTGTGTTTTATGATTCGGATATCCCAGAAACTAAGTTGATTAGAAAAAAGACTATTCTTGTAGACCCCGATGTAATTTGTTTACGGAATCAAGGAAGCTATAATAATACGGTTGTTCATGAATCAGTTCACTGGCTACTTCACCGCTACCACAACGAATATAAGATGCTCTTTGATGCCAATCACCGACTGAGTAGTAGTAAAAGTGATAGGTCATCACTAACTTTATCTACTTGGAGCGATTACGATTGGATGGAGTGGCAAGCAAATGGAATTGCTGCTAGAATTTTAATGCCAAAGAAAGCAACTAAACAGATGGTTCAAGAGTTTTTTGTCAAATACTCATTAGAGTTTGAACAGGAGAAAAAAGCTCTAATGTTCGAACAAGTAATTGATGATTTGGCAGAATTCTTCCAAGTCTCACGGTTAGCTGTGAAGATTAGATTATTACAACTTGGCTACAGTGAATTTGAAGGCACGTATAACTATGTAGGCAATGAGTACATAAGAAGTTATGCTTTTGAAGTTGGGGCATTGAAAAAAGGTCAAACCTTCACTATTTCTTTTAATAATGCCTGTATGCTCAATGCGAACAATTCCAAATTTAAGGACTTGATGAATACAGAGCGTTTTGTATATGTTGACTCCCATTTTTGTTTGAATGATGAAAAGTATGTAGTAATGGTTGATTTAGGTATTTACCAGATGACTGATTATGCATACGAGCATATGGATGAATGTTGCTTAACATTCGATGTTCGATATCAAACCGATGGAACTTTATCGTACAAAGATTTCAACGATTACATTATGTATCGAGGGAGTAACCCTGAACTTAAGATTAAAGTTGATTTTTCAGAATGCCTCATAAGTCAGGAAATACTTGGAAATGTGCCAGAGTATACTTCGGAAGTATATACAAAGGTTGCTGAGGTAATGGAACAGCTACCGGGGAATTTTTGTGGGACAATGGTGTATCACCGCAAACGTAGAAATTTCTCACGAGAGGAGTTGGAAGAACACTCAACTGTTAGTGTTTCAACTATTCAGCGTATGGAAAAAGCTAAGGAATACCAAAAGACATTAGGTATACTTATGGCCATTTGTATTGGCTTAAAATTATATCCTACATTTAGTTTCGACCTTATTGATAAGAGTAATTGTAAGTTTGATGATACTATTGTTTTTCACGGTGTTTACAAGATGCTATTAAGAAACTGTTACCATCTAACCGTCGATGAATGTAACCAAAAACTTAAAGAGATGGGAATCTCAGTTCCAATTGGAGGAAAATAAAATATTTTTATATTTACCGTTCATGAGATGAACGGTTTTTTTGTATGTACGCCTGTATTTTGTGGAGTAGAAAAAGTGGCAGTGGTTAGAATGATTGTTATAAATGGATTTAAAAGTGTTCATTTCATGACCTGTAAAAAACATTTGTGAGGGACTATACTATTATAAAAGGTAACATCAAGTTACTAATAGAAACATCCTATATGACTTCTTGCTACTGATCATAGCTATTGACCTCAAGGGAGGATTATAGGAATCACAGTTCAGTCTGTGAGGTCAACTGACCGATACATAGAGGAAAGTACTATGCGGTCAATAATATATTTAATGCATATTGAGTTGTCAAAACTGCTTTCGGTATTAACAGAAAGTCAGTCAAACAATGACAATTCAAGAAAACAAACGTCAATCAAAGTATAACCCTTCAAGATATGAAAATGAAAAGGCATATAACGATGTACCTTGTGGACTTAATCAAGTTCTCGCTCCTTTCGTTATTAGAGATAAAGAGATGAGACAGAGCAAAGATATTAACTCTAAAAACTTAAAAACATTTAAGTTTTATGGGAAAGCTGTACTTGTAGGTTTTGTACCAGTTTTTATTGAGGATTTTGACAATGTCATAAAAATCTTCAATATGGATGTTAACGAGTATCTTAATCGTTATACGAAAGGTAATGACTTATCTTTAGATGAGATGTTGGATAAAATGTCTAGTAACGAAGAAGTAGGTTTCGATCCAACTGGTGTAGACTCTCACGAAGAGATTATTATGATGTTAGAAACAATTAGTGAACTGATTGAAGAAGTAGAACATCGAAATAAGAAATATGGTCAAATTCTAAGACTTATTTATGAGAATATGGATATCGCAAAACAAGATATTATTTCTACAATAGGAATGAAAAAAACTCAAGGTTATGAAGCTATTAAGAAAGCACAAGCAATGGCTAAAGAAGTCTACAGAGAATTAAACCAATAATAAAAGAAGTCCGCTATCCTATCAAGGATGCGGATTTTCTTTAGTCTTTTTGATAGAAGTAGCATTCATACCCTTCAGCTTGTAGATTGATATCTCCCATCCAGTTTGGAGAAATGGACATTTGATTAGATATTTCATCCAGATTTTGCTTTGACAAGCACTCGATGATAACCTCATCGTGAATATGGCCAACGATTTTCTTGTCTTTTAGTTGTTCCATTGAATAAGCTAAGATATCTCGACTAATTCCTTGAACGATGTTTTCTACAAACTTTGGACCATAACTTTCTAATCTTTCCCATCGTTTTGCAGAACCGGTTCCCTCATACGTTACTGATTCCCCTCCGAATTGATTCTCCCCAATTCGTGGCTTGACATAAGCTAATCTTCGCCCAGATGGAAGAGTAATAAATAACATTCCTTTTTCAACACTGAATAGAATTCCATGACTTTCTGTTTCGGTTTGTTCCTTGATAGCAGTTTTGACGGCCTTATCAATATCCCACCACAGAAGGACAATGCTAGGATTGGCTGTTCGCCATGAATCAACAAGAGGTTGTAGTTCTTCTTCAGCTAATCCCATTTCAATAGCTCCCATTGCTTTAAGGGCACCTACAGAACCACCATATCCTAGTGCTAGCTCTGCAATTTTTCCCTTTTGACGTAAGTGTGCATTAATTCCATGTTTCTCTACTGGAACATGGAACATTTTACTGGCACTGGCGCAGTAAATATCCTCTCCTTTATTAAAAACATTAGTTCTCCACGTCTCACCTGCTAGATGGGATAGAACACGAGCTTCAATAGCTGAAAAGTCACAAACGATAAATTTCTTATCTTTACTAGGAATAAAAGATGTTCGAATAAGCTGTGACAGTGTGTCCTGAACATCGTAGAGAAGTTCAACAGTATCACTATCTCCAGACTGAAAGAGTATTCTAGCTTCATTTATGTCTGTTAAGTGGTTTTGTGGTAGATTTTGAAGTTGTACCAGTCGTCCAGCCCATCGCCCAGTACGGTTTGCTCCATAAAATTGAAACATTCCTCTTACTCGTCCATCCTTACAAACACAATTCATCATTGTTTGATATTTTGATACACTTGATTTAGCTGCTTGCTGACGTAATTTTAGAACCCTTGCCGTTTTATCATCAACTTTTTGTAAAAGGTTATTTACAGTCTTTTTGTCGAGTGAATCTGTTTCAATATTGTGCTCACGTAACCAACCAATCATCTGTAGAACGGAGTTGGGATTTTCAAGACCTGTTAAAGCTTTCAATTCTTCTTGGATCTTTGCTTTACTCTCTGCATCAATTTTGATAGCTGACTGGACAAAGTCAACATCAACTCCAATACCGCAGTCATTGATATTCTGATCAAGGTGGTACTCATCCCATACAAAGTCAGGAACTGGGAAGTTTTGCAACCTTTTTTTGATTGCTAGTTCAACTTCTACATCTCGTTTATTATATTCGATAAAATATTTCCATTTCTCTGGCGCGTGATTTTCATAATTACGTGTTCGACCACCATTTACTTTTGTGGGTTTACAAGGAAGGCAGAAGTAGCGAATTAATTCACTCCCAACTTTTAGTTTTTGTTCACGAAGTTTAAGAACCGTACCTACACCTTCAAGTGACAAGGGCAATCCCAAGTAAGCAGACCAAATCATGCTACATCTCCAAGAGTTTGGGGATAAAAAGTTCTCGTTAAGTAAGGTAGGGTAATGTTTCTTAATCCAATTAGATAGACAAATGCGTTCAAATGTTGCGTTGAAAGCCCATTTAATGATTGTATCATCAATTAAGGCTTGTAGGATAAGATTTGGAAGTTTATCCTTAGTCAGATCATAAACAATAACAGGAGAATTATTGATAGATACTGCTATAAGAAGGATTTCAAAAGATTCATCTTCCGCATATCGATAGACTCCAGTTTTCCGTAGGTCTACATCACAATAAGTTTCTATGTCTACTGATAGTTCTTTAATTTGCATAATTCATCCTTTCATAAAAAGGTGGCAGAAGAAACTGCCACCAAATTTTAGTGTTTATTTCTGCGACTAAAGAATCGTTCTCTCTCATATCTGATGTCATTGCGAATACTAACATATAAAAGATGGCTGAGTAAAGCGATTGTGAGACAAGATGCAACAGTCCATAGAAATTCAATTATTGTCATTTGTATTCACCATTTTTTGTTTTCTCTCTTTTTCTGATCGGATATCATCTCGAATTGTCATAAACGCAGCATATAGTCCAGTGAATAGCCAAACTGCCATTAAGATAGTCATAAAAATTGAAAAAATCATCTTTCATATCTCCTTTCTTAGTTTAAGAAATCATCATCGTCTGTAGCGAAGTCATCTTCAGCACTTGTACGACCTCCCAGAGGCTCACCATCACGCAATTTTTGCAGGTTATTAAGACCGCAAGCAATTCCCTTATTTCCGTTTGAATTGAAAGCGTAGAAGGAGATGCTGGCACGTCCATAGATACCGGAATATAACTCTGAAGTATCAATAATTTCTTGACGGTTAGCATCAACAATACCAGGTTTATGTGGAGAGTTCGCATTTACGAAGTAGGCATTGCGATAAGCTTCATCATCAGGACGTTCCAAGTCGCCATCACGAAGTGGAGTTTTCAAAACTTCTAGAGATGGAACAGATTTTCCGTTGCCTTTTAGTTTAGATTCGCCTTCTTTGTAGGCCTGCTCAATTGCTGCTTTAATTTTATCAATAGTTTGGACATCATCTTTTGAAATGATGAGTGACACGCTATACTTTGGTTTACCACCATTAATAGCCTTTGGTTCATTAGCGTTTAAATAACTGAAACGTGTATCTTTACCTGTAATTACTTTTGTTGTCATAAGTTTAGTCCTCTTTAAAATCTGTTTTTGCTAGGTTCATTTCTTGACGATTATCATCAATTGGAACGAGTGTAGGTTTTCCATTTGGTTTTATAATTAGATTACCAAGAAGCTCATTAAAGGCTTGTTTTCCAAGCAGTTTAGTCATCCCAGTAATGTTCAGTAGTTTCTTTTCGTAGGGGTCAAATCCTGCAGCAGTTACTGTTTGAATTACTTTATTTTCATCTGAGAATTTTCGAATAGAACGTCCTTCAACTAGCTTGTAACCTGGGATTGTATGGCCATTTGTAGCTAGATTTAAAGCATGATTTCTAACATCGTTAGCCCATGTTATCAATAGTTCAATTTTTGGTAAAATCTCCGATATATCTTTATTACTAAGAGTAGCAGGATCAGCAAATTCCATCTTGGCAAGTTCTAGATTATCTTCTGCACGTTTGCGACAGATACTTTTTATTTTGCAGAATTGACAGTGTTTTCCTGATTTCATTTCTCCCCCGCCCCTGAAAGCTAGTTCAGCTTTAGGAGATAGATCAGTTTCAGCCCAGTGAAGAAGTTTTTCTTTGTCCATTTCAAATGTTGAAACATTGTTCTTACGTGGTTGGAAAATAGTCATTGTCACTTTATCAAAACTGTATAAGCCTTCAAACATTTCCAAAGCACCTAGAGCATAGCACATCATTTGGGGGTTATGGTCAGCATCAACCAGTACGCCGAGACCGTGTTTATAATCGATGATTTGTAGCAAACCATCAGCTACAATAATACAGTCTCCTGTACCAAAACCTTCTGGAACCCATTTTGAGAAATCTAGTCGTTGTTCAACAAGAACGGTTGGATCTCTAGAATATGTTTTTGCAATTTCTATCTGTTCAACTACAAAGTTCCGATATTCTTCTGCGCAATGTTGCATTTCCTCGTTATAGAAAGTTAAGTTTTCAGTAGGATCACGCGCCTTACGTCCAAGTGCAGTTTCAACTAAATAGGCACACAACTCATGGGCATCCGTTCCTTCCAGTGCATACGTTGAAACCTTATCTTCTAGTTTTTCAGTTAATCTTACTGATGGTGGACAATTTAGCCATCGATGAGAAGCGGAAGCGGATAATACTGCATGATTAGTCAACACCAATACCTCCAGCCTCTTCCATTAAAGCTGAGTAGTTTTTAGGATCTAATTTTGAAAGTGAATCAGCACCATAAGCTTTTAACAAAGCTCGAATCTCATCTTTAAATCCTTCACTAGCTTTTGTAGCAAGTACACCTCGAAGTTCTTCAAGAGTAACATGTTTTGGTTCTTCCATAACTTTTTCGTGATTTAAAGAAGTGTTTTCCTCAGATAATAGTTCTTGAAACTCCTCTATCATTTTAAACTGGCACTTTGCTGATTCCTTCATTTCATTTAATAAGTCATTCAGTTGTTTCATTTTGCTCATATTGTTCGTCCTCTTTAATTTTTTTAGCTAGTTGTTTTGAGATAACACTGATGGCAGTTAGCGTATCTACTAATTGTTCATCGTGTTCAATCAATTGTTCTTTTGTCATTTCACATCCTCCTATCTTTATAGGTAAGAATCACTTTAGAATTTCCGGATTTCAAAAATATTTTTCTATTCGATTTCTAATTCTTACACCTGTATAGGTAAAATTAGATGATTGAATTCCGGTTTTTTCAAAAATTAATAAATAATTTAAAACAAAGAAAACTCTCCTTTTGACATATAAAGGAAGAGTATTTTTTTTGAAATAAATTTCTATTGAACCGGAAAATATCAGTCAAATTTTACCTATAAAGATAGAGAGAAATAGAATCTCGATTTTTTAGCAGATTAAGGAGGAGTTACGGATGAAATTTTCGTTATGTCATTCTGGAAAGACAGGTATCCAAACAAGTACTGTATATCCCAATAAAGTCAGAATAACAGATGACAAATCATTATTGAATACAGTTCAATACGATCATGTAGGTGCAGAGTTTACCAATCATACTCGCTCAAACTCAAATTTTATAAAATCAGATGTTATTGTCATGGATATTGATAATGACAAGACTGATAACCCTAACGAGTGGGTTACAGAAGAGAACATTAAAGAAATCTTTATTGATTATGACTTTGCTCTAGTTACTAGCCGAAATCATATGTTGTCTAAGGGTGCCATGATAGCACGTCCAAAATTTCATATTTATTTCCCAATTAAAGAAACAAACGATAGGGAAGCTTATGTAGCTATGAAAGAAGAACTCACGAATAGGTATCAATTTTTTGATGATAATGCAAAAGATGCAGCAAGGTTCTTCTTTGGCAATCCAAATGCAAAAGTCATATGGAATGATTCCTGGATGACTATCGACGAAGGTTTACTTCAACTTAATTCTATAGAGCTAGAAGAAGATTTTGATGCTGACTTTTATAGACCACCTAAAGGACCTATCGCTGAGGGAAGTCGAAATTCAACCATGTCAGTTTTTGCGGCTAAAATTCTTAAAAGATTAGGAGTTACACAAGAAGCAAGAAGTGGTTTTGATGAGCAGGCATCTAGATGTGAACCTCCATTAGAGAAATCTGAACTAGACACAATCTGGGGAAGCGCGGTTCGATTTTACAATAAGACTATTAAAGATTCAGATGATTATGTTTCGCCAGATACCTTTAATCGGCCTTCTTTAAAACCGGATGATTTTTCTGATATCGGAGAAGCTGGAGTATTAGCTAGAGAGTATGGCGATGTTTTAGCTTATACAAATGCGACAGACTATTTAACTTTTAATGGTCAGTATTGGAAAGAAGATAAACAATTAGCCATAGGAAAGGTGCTTGAGTTTATGGACTTTCAACTAGCAGATGCTCTTGAACAATACGAAAAGTCCGTTATAGAGTTAGTCAACTCCGGAATTGATGAATCAGTAGTTCGTGAAGGTGGTAAAGCTCTTGCTAAAGTGATTGAAACACCGATTCAACAAAAACTTCATTCTATTTATCTTTCCTCAAAATCTTATTATCAGTTTGTTATGAAGCGAAGAGATTATCGCTATATTACCGCAACTCATAATACCGCAAAACCAATGCTAGCCATTGATTTATCAGAACTTGATAAGGACGATATGTTACTTAATACTCCTAATGCTACCTACAACTTAAGAAATGGACTTAGGGATTACCATGAACATGACCCAAAAGACTACATCACTAAAATAACCACTGTTTCTCCGGGTGATGAAGGCTTGGGATTATGGAAGGAAACTTTAGCTACTTTTTTCTGTAATGACCATGAGTTGATTGATTATGTACAGGAGATCATCGGTATGACAGCAATCGGAAAAGTCTATCAAGAACATATGATTATTGCTTACGGTGGTGGTGCGAATGGAAAATCAACCTTTTGGAATACAATCGCTAGAGTACTTGGAAGCTATTCTGGCAAATTATCTGCAGATGCTTTAACCATGAATAATAAACGAAATGTGAGTCCAGAACTTGCTGAGTTAAAAGGAAAACGTCTTGTTATTGCTTCTGAAATGGCAGAAGGAATGAGATTGAATACTGCAGTTGTGAAGCAAATTACCTCAACTGATGAAATTCAAGCAGAAAAGAAGTATAAGGATCCATTCCATTTTGTTCCATCTCATACGCTGGTACTTTATACGAATCATTTACCAAAAGTTGGAGCGAACGATGATGGAACTTGGCGACGTTTGGTTGTTATTCCATTTAATGCCAAAATTAGTGGTCGTTCAGATATCAAGAATTTTGCAGATTATCTGTACGATAACGCTGGGTCAGCAATTTTATCGTGGATTATTGAAGGAGCGGAAAAAGCCATCAAAGCAAATTTTAAAACATCAGTTCCAAAAGCAGTAATAAATTCTGTCAAATCCTACCGTGAAGCTAATGACTGGTTGGGGCATTTCATCAATGAAAGTTGTGTCGTGGGTGAAAAATTAAGTGAGAAATCAGGAGAATTGTACAGTAAGTATCGTGCATATTGCCTTCAAAATTTAGAATACACACGAAGTACAACTGATTTCTATGCTGCACTTAATCAAGCTGGTTATGAACGAAAACGAACTAATAAAGGGAATTTTATTATGGGGTTATCGTTAAAAGCTGACGACGATGACTTTCTAAACTAATGACTTACACAGTGAGGCTGTATCACCAGTAGATTTTAAATGAAGTATTTTTTGAGTGTAAGTCGTTGAAGTATTCAGTGAAAAATAATTTGTGAAGTATGGTCAAAAAGTTTATGGATTAAGTTCCACGACTTCCATTTCTTTGTTTAGTGTAAGTCAATGATGGTCTTTTCTAAAACTATCTCTATAGGAAATATAACTAAGAAAAAGTATATAAGGAAAGTTTAGGATATGACCTCATTAGACCTCCACCATTTAAATCTGATGAGAGGACAAGTATGAGAGAAAAAGTGATAGAACAAAAGTTAGCAAGCGAGGTTTTAAAGCGTGGTGGTATCTGTCCAAAGTGGGTATCACCTTCCTTTTCAGGAGTACCTGACCGATTAGTATTCTTACCCAACGGAAAGTTTGGTTTGGTGGAAGTAAAAGCACCTAATCAACATCCTAGAGCTTTGCAGGTGTCACGGCATAAGTTATTTGAACATTTAGGATTTCGAGTCTATGTTTTAGATAATAAGAAAGATATTGAGGGGATATTGGATGAAATTGAAACTGCATGACTATCAAGAAGTCACCAAAGACTTCATCATAAAAACTCCTTATGCAGCAGTCATTTTAGACATGGGGATGGGAAAAACAGCTACAACCTTATCAGCTATTAATGAACTGATGTTTGATCGCTATGAGGTCTCAAAGGTCTTGGTAATTGCTCCACTTAGAGTCGCAAATACAGTATGGAGTGACGAAATAGAGCAGTGGCAAGAACTGTCTCATTTGAGATATTCAAAAATTGTTGGCAACCCCAAACAACGACAAGCAGCACTCCATAAAGATGCGGATATCTATATCGTAAATCGTGAAAACATCCCTTGGTTAGTTGAACAGTGTCAACCTCATTTCAAGTGGGATATGATTATCATTGATGAATTAAGTTCATTCAAATCATGGCAATCAAAACGTTTTAAAGCTTTTATGGCCATGCGTCCCTACATGAAACGAGTGGTAGGTTTAACAGGCACACCGAGTTCCAACGGATTGATGGATTTGTTTGCGGAGTTCAAAGTCATTGATGGCGGTGTCCGTTTGGGACGTTTTATTGGAGAATACCGAAGTCGTTATTTTAGAGAGGGACGTAGAAATGGGAACGTCGTCTATGAATATATTCCAATGGACTATGCAGAGGCTCAAATCTTTGACAAGATTGATGACATCACAATTTCTATGAAAGCAATGGATTATCTCCCAATGCCGACATTAATCTCAACGAAAAAATCAGTTCATCTCACAAACGCAGAAGCAAAAAGATATAAAGAGTTTAAAAAGGAATCTGTTATTTCTGATTCTAACGAAATTGAAGTAACAGCAGCAAATGCTGCTAGTTTATCCAATAAACTGGTTCAAATGGCTAATGGTGCAGTTTATTCTGATGATCATAAAATTATCAAGTTACATGATCAAAAACTTGATGCACTTGAAGATATTATTGAAGCCGCAAATGGAGAACCAGTTCTGGTCGCTTATTGGTTTAAGCATGATTTACTTCGTATTCAAGAACGATTGAACAAGCTTAGGGTTAAAAGTACAGTTCTTAAAAGTGAAACTGATATTCATGAATGGAATAAAGGGAACATCACTGTTGGTTTGCTACACCCAGCTAGTGCAGGACATGGTCTAAATTTACAAAAGGGAGGTCATCACTTAGTGTGGTTTGGATTAACTTGGTCACTTGAACTGTACCAACAAACCAATGCTCGACTTTGGCGACAAGGACAACAAGCAAATACAGTTATTATTCAGCATATTGTAACAGAAGGTACAATTGATGCTGATATTCTAAAAGCTTTAACTGCCAAAGATGCACAACAATCACGTTTGATTGAAGCAGTAAAAGCACAAGTAGGAGGTTGATATGGATAAAGTAGACTACTATTTCCAACACTATCAAGATGCAAAAAGAGATTTAATAATTGCAAAGAACTTGATTGAAAACTATAAACCCATTTCAGAAGATGCTTTTCTATACTCTCTTGCTACTAGACAGACAAATGAAGAACGTGTTAAAACGAGTAAAACAAATGTTAGGACAGAAAATATGGCTCTATCTTTTCATGATAAGTTCTTAGCAGAGGAAAGAGAATATCAGGAGTCATTGTTTGAAAAGTACTGTCATTTAAAAACCGATCTCGATTTCTTTGAACTTGCTGTCTCTTCTGTTGATGAAATTATGAAGGATGTAGTTGTTGATTTAGTCTTAGCTGGATTGACATGGGATGAGTTACTACCTAAGCATAATGTTTCTAGAATGACAGTTAGTCGATATAGACAAAAAGCCTTGAAACAAGTAAAAGAATATTACCGTTTTGCAGGTAAAACCTTGAGTATAAATGGATAATGATACTAGGGTGTTACTAAGATGGTACTACCCTGTTACTAAGTTGTTACTAAGATGGTACTGCTTTTTAAAAATGAGTGTGATATACTTAAGATGTCAAAAAAGATAGAAAATCGGCTAATTTCACTGGATAAAATTCTGGTTCTACGGTAATATACACCTAGAAAAATAAGAGGAGAATAACCATGTGGACTAGAGGGCAGATTCATTATCACGGACAAATAGTTGATTACATAGCAAAAGTCAGTGTCCAACCATCAGATGTAGGTATTGATTTAGGATGTGTATTCAAATTAGAGGTTGAGGTTGCTGAAAATACTATCATTTCTTATGACAGAGGATGGGATATCTACCCAGAATCTGATGAACAAGAAGCTATTCTTGAAGTGATTTTGAAAACTTTAAAAGTTTAAAATATCTTTAAAATAATGCACAAATGACTGGATATATCCCGCTCTTAGAGGTAATATGGTTACAACAAAAAAGAAAGAGGATAAAACCATGAAGAAAGAGGATATTTTAACAAAAATCGCAAAAAATAGAATTGGCGCTGAAACTCTAGAAACGAGAAATAGCGACAGCCTTGACTTTTATGACATCAGCGTTTGGGCATTGAAAGAAATGCTTGAACAAGCCTATGAAGCAGGTAGAAAAGCAAAATAAATAAACAGAGCCTTACCCAAATGGGAAGGCTTTTTTCGTGGAGGAAATAATGATTATTACGAGTGAACAAGTATCTAATGGCCATCCAGATAAAATTTGTGACCAGATTTCAGATGCAGTTCTAACAGTATGTTTAGAACAAGATAAGAATAGCAGGGTTGCAGTAGAAACTCTTATCAAAGATAATCATATAGTGGTTGCAGGAGAAATGAAAACAACAGCCTTATTTGATTTAAAAACTGTTGTTCGAAATGTCGTTAAACCACTAGAAATGGATAATATCGTTGTGACGAATCTTATCGGATTACAAAGTGATGATATTTCTCAAGGTGTTGATACCGGCGGTGCTGGAGACCAAGGGATGATGTATGGCTATGCAACTGATGAAACTGACGAATGCTTACCACTTCCATACGTTTTAGCAACTCGTGTTCTTGAGAATCTTATGGAACTTCAGCATCCGCTCTTAGGGAAAGATGCTAAGGCACAGGTTTCTTATGATTATGACAATAAAAGAATTACAACATTCTTAGTATCAATTCAGCATAGTGATGAAATGACAATTGAGAATCTAAGAGAAATTGTTAAAGAATCTATGATAAAAGTTGCAAAACAGTATAAACAAAACCTTGATTTTAATATTTTAGTGAATCCTACTGGTCGTTTCGTTCTTGGTGGTTCTTATGCAGATACTGGAGTTACTGGAAGAAAAATTATCGCTGATACCTATGGTGGATTTGCCCATCATGGTGGTGGTGCATTTTCAGGAAAGGATCCAAGTAAAGTAGATCGCTCAGGAGCTTATATGGCACGTAAGATTGCAAAAGACATCGTTCGTGAAGGATATGCTAAACAATGCGAAGTTCAATTAGCTTACGCTATAGGGGTCGCAGAACCGGTTTCTATTCATGTAGAAACATTTGGGACAAGTAACTATACGAGCAAACAATTGGTAGGAATGATTAGAGAACGGTACGATTTAACACCGAAAGGGATTATCAAGGAGTTGGATCTTCTAAATGTAGACTACACTCATACTACATGTTTTGGACATTTTACGAAACCAACTCTATCTTGGGAGCAGTAAGATGCCACGTAGACCAAGTACTCCCTGCAAGCAGAATGGTTGTCCAAACCTTGTGACCTATGGAAACAAGTACTGCGATGACCACAAGACTAACCACGCACTTGACGCCAAGACAACTAAAGCTAAAGGTTACAATGCACGGTGGAATAAGGCGCGGATTCGTTACTTAAAGCTCAATCCTCTTTGTGTTTACTGTCAAAGAAATGGTCGACTGACCAAGGCAACAGTAGTTGACCATATCACTCCCCACCGAGGTGACCAAGAACTCTTTTGGAATCAATCAAACTGGCAAGCTCTTTGTAAATCTTGTCATGATAGAAAGACCAAGACGACTGACCGATATGTGGAATATACCTATCGGTTTTAATATTGTAGTTACGTTCTAAAAATATCTCTCTTTTATAATTTGGGGTAGGGGGGATAAAATCTCTAAATCCTTGTCCGTAAAAGACCGACGCCCCCCTAAACGTAAAATTTCGCAAAATTGATAGGGTGGGATATAAAAATCAATTCAAAATAGTAAAGAATCCAGTAAGAATATAGAATTAAATGAGTGTTATTTTCGTAAATTTGTTTAAATTTAGGTACGAAAATAACCTTATTTTTTTGTATAAAAGTGAGGAACAGGTATGAATAACTTTCAACGAGAACAAATTTGGTTACTTAGAAAAAATGGCTTAGGATACGGTGAAGTTGCTAAAGTAATTGGTTTATCTAAAGACTCTGTTAAGAAGTATTGTAAAAGACATCCTGAGTTAAAGGGACAAGGGACATTACCGTATTTGATGGTTGAGAAACGAGTTCAAGATGGTACAAACTGTCCTCAATGCTTTCAACCTATGGTTCCTAATAAAACTGGACGACCGAAGAAATTTTGCTCAGACAGGTGCAGAATAAATTGGTGGAAAAATCATCAAGAGGAGCATGATAAGGAACAAACTGCATATGAAGAAATGACTTGCCATTGTTGTGGTAGGTCATTTTTATCTTATGCCAATCCTAATAGAAAGTATTGTAGCCATGCCTGCTACATACAGATAAGATTTTACAAAGGAGTCTAAAATGACGAACCAACCAACAATGGAAATAAAAGAACTCTCTCTGAAAGAATTAAAGCCTGCAGCTTATAATCCTCGAAAGAAACTCAAAAAAGGGGATAAAGAATATGAGAAGATAAAACAGTCGCTTCTTAAGTTTGGATATGTGGATCCAATCATCGTAAACAAGGACATGACAGTCATCGGAGGGCATCAGCGCTTGACGGTTCTTAAAGACCTTGACTATGAAACTGCTAAGTGCGTCATCGTTGATTTACCTAAAGAAGATGAGAAAGCATTGAACATTGCACTCAATAAGATTACTGGTCAATGGGATGACGCTCTCTTAGCGGACTTACTTTTGGATTTACAGGAGTCTGATTTTAATCTAGACCTTACTGGTTTTGAGCCGCCAGAGATTGATGACATCCTCTCCAATGTCCATGACAAGGAGTTGTCTGAAGATGAGTTCGATGTGGAAGAAGAATTGAAGAAACCAACGGTATCAAGACATGGGGACATTTGGCAATTGGGAAAACATAGAGTCATTTGTGGTGATTCTACAAAAGCTGAAACCTATAAGCAGTTGCTAGATGATAGGAAAGCTAATTTAGTTGTAACAGATCCGCCTTATAATGTGGACGTTGAAGAGACGGCTGGGAAAATCTTAAATGATAATATGTCTGACGGAGACTTCTATCAGTTTCTCCTTTCTATGTTTACTCAAGTAGAAAATCACATGGAAGATGATGCGTCTATCTATGTTTTTCATGCAGATACGGAAGGACTCAACTTCCGTAAAGCTTTTAAAGATGCTGGTTTCTATTTGAGTGGGTGTTGCATCTGGAAAAAGAACTCACTTGTATTAGGTCGTAGCCCATATCAATGGCAACATGAACCTTGTTTATACGGGTGGAAGAAAAAAGGAAAGCATCAATGGTTTAGTGATCGGAAGCAAACTACCATTTGGGAATATGACCGTCCTAAGTCTAGTAAAGACCACCCAACCATGAAACCAATTCAACTTATGGCTTACCCTATTCAAAACTCTTCTATGCGTGGAACAATAGTTTTAGATCCATTTTTAGGCTCTGGTTCTACTTTAATAGCTGCAGATCAGACTGGACGTATTTGTTATGGAATCGAGCTGGATGAAAAGTTTGTGGATGTCATTGTTAAACGCTACATAGAAGTTACAGGCGATACTGAAGTAACCGTACAACGTAATCATGAGGTTTTAACTTATAACCAAGTGTTAAAGGAGTTGGAGGAACATATATGACATTAACGTTTCTGGATTTCTTTTCAGGAGTTGGTGGCTTTCGACATGGGCTAGAATTAGCAGGAATGAAGTGTATAGGATTTTGTGAAAAAGATAAGTTTGCACGCAAGTCTTATGAAGCAATGTATGATACGAAAGGAGAATGGTTTCATGACGATATCACAACAATCGATTCAACACGATTACCAAAAGCAGATCTCTGGTGTGCAGGAAGCCCTTGTCAAAATGTGTCTATCGCAGGGAAACGAGCCGGCCTATACGGTGAGCGAAGTGGACTCTTTTTTACATTTGTTGAACTCATCAAAAGCCAAAAAGAAGAAGATAAACCCGAATGGGTTCTCCTTGAAAATGTTAAAGGACTTTTATCAAGTGGTGGGGGACGAGATTATCTCGACTATCTCTCTATCTTGGATGAATCAGGGTACGACCTTGAATGGCAAGTGTTCAACTCAAAAGATTACGGAGTACCACAAAATAGAGAACGCATCTATACTATCGGACATCTTAGAAGAAAAGGTCGACGACAAGTACTACCTATCAGCAGAGAAAGCAGTAGCCATCTTAAGCAACTTGTAGGCGGTATGCAAAGCTACCGTGTCTACGACCCTAGTGGTATTGCAACAACACTTGTTGGAGAGGGTGGTGGACTAGGAGCTAAGACAGGTCTATATCTGATTGACCAATCGCTAACTGGACCAAAGTTAACCGAAGAAGCAAGATGTATAACTGCTCGTTATACTGCTGGTGCAACAAAGCGTACAGCAATGAACTCTGGAGTACTTGAGGTCCAACCAATTTTGACAAAAGGTATCAAGGTTAGGAATGGAACAAAGCAAGGTTATCAATTAGCGGAGGTTGGTGACTCGGTTGATCTTTCTTATCCAAGTTCATTAACGAGAAGGGCAAGAGTAGGGAGAGGAATAGCTCACAATCTTTCATGTAGCTGCCAGATGGGCGCAGTAGTTTGGAATGGTCGTGTTGTCAAAATTAGAAGGCTTACTCCAAAAGAGTGTTTTAGACTTCAAGGTTTCAGTGATGACTTATTTGAAAAGGCAAAAGCTGTAAATTCAGATGCACAACTTTATAAACAAGCAGGAAACGGAGTCACAGTACCAGTTGTTTATGCTATTGGTTGTGCCATATTATCTTCAAAAATATCATCGGAAATAACTGGATAAAGATGAACTTTAGAGTTAATATGTACTAAACAAAAGAGAAGAGGTTGTATTATGGATGACTTTAAAGTGAATACTTTGAAATCATTGTATCCCAATGGAACTCGAGTCAAATTACTCGAAATGGAGGATCCATTTGCACCATCTATAGGTACTCTCGGTACGGTAATTGGTGTTGATGATATTGGTTCAATTTTAGTGAATTGGGATAATGGACAAAGTTTAAATGTACTTTACGGAATTGATAAAATAATGAAATTGAGATAGTTATGTGGGAAATGATAACTAGAGAATTCAATGGTCGGCACTATCATATTGAGTTTCTTAGGGAATACAGTACTTATGATCGACATATTGATGGAGCTTGGATAGCAATCCTAAAAATTAAACGAAATAAAGAAATAATTTTTCATTATGAATATGGTAAAATCACTGACCGAATGGATGATTTTGATAAAATTATCTATCAAGAAATAGTGGATACATACAATAAATTATAATTTGGAACTCGATGTGAGTTCTTTTTATTTTAGGAGGTGAATTAGTGGCAATTAGAGGACGTAAACCGAAACCTACAAATTTAAAAGTTCTAGAAGGTAATCCTGGTAAACGGCCTCTCCCAACGAATGAAGTAAAACCTCAAAAGAAGGCTCCACGTTGCCCCCAGTGGCTTGAAGAAGATGCTAAGAGGGAATGGAAACGGATGGGAAAAATATTGGAACAAATGGGATTACTGACGGAAATGGATATGACTGCATTTGCAGGTTATTGTCAAGCTTACGCACGATGGAAAGAAGCAGAGGAATTTTTATCAAAACATGGTTCTATCTTAAAGACACCAAATGGGTATTTACAGCAAGTTCCACAAGTTTCAATTAGTCAAACTAATTTAAAAATCATGCTGAAGTTTTGTGAACAATTTGGTCTAACCCCATCCGCTAGGAATCGTTTAGCTACTATGGATTCAGATGTTGGTAACGGTGACGAAATGGAAGATTTGTTGGGAGGTTTACTATGACTTTTCATTACGAACCAACTCCTTTTATGCTAGCTTCATCACATTATGATAAAAGTAAGGCTGATAGAGCAGTGACTTTTATACAAAACCTTTGTCATACTAAAGGAAAATGGGCAGGTCAGAAGTTTATACTATTACCTTGGCAGGAACAGATAGTAAGAGATCTATTTGGGATTGTTAAAGAAGATGGGAATAGACAATTTCTAACTGCTTATATTGAAATTCCCAAAAAGAATGGGAAGAGTGAACTAGCAGCAGCAATCGCTCTTTATCTACTTTATGCAGATAATGAAGCCAGTGCAGAAGTTTATGGTGCTGCATGCGACCGAAATCAAGCCTCTATTGTATTCGATGTAGCAAAACAAATGGTACTAATGAGTCGACCTTTAGAGAAACGTTCAAAAATAATGGGTGCTACAAAACGAATTGTTAACTACTCTAATGCAGGTTTCTATCAAGTTTTATCCGCTGAGACTGGTACAAAACATGGTCTCAATGTTTCAGGACTCGTGTTTGACGAAATTCATGCGCAACCCAATCGCCACCTCTATGATGTCTTAACTAAAGGTTCAGGGGATGCACGAGAACAACCTTTATTTTTTATCATTACTACTGCAGGAACAGATAAGAATTCAATTTGTTACGAGTTACATACAAAAGCACTTGATATTTTAAACGACAGAAAGAAAGATACATCTTTTTATCCTGTCGTTTATGGTTTATCTGATGAAGAGGACTGGAATGACGAAAGTAACTGGTTAAAAGCAAATCCGTCATTAGGTCATACCATTGGCTTAGAGCGTGTCAGAGAAGCTTATAAACAAGTACTTGATAATCCTGCTGAAGAGAATGTATTCAAGCAACTACGGCTAAATATGTGGACAAATTCTACGGTTGCTTGGATTCCAGAACATGTATACAATAAAGGGGATGCACCTATCAATTTTGAATGTTTGAAAGGTCGTGAATGTTATGCAGGACTAGACTTGTCTAGTACCTCTGATATCACAGCCCTTGTTTTAGTTTTTCCACCTAGGAATGAACTAGAAAATTACATCATTCTACCCTATTTCTGGTTACCAAAAGATACTCTTGAACTTCGTTGCCGTAGAGATCATGTTTTGTATGATGTGTGGGAACGGCAAGGATATCTAAAAACGACAGAGGGTAATGTAGTTCATTATGGGTTTATTGAGAAGTTCATTGAGGAATTATCAAAGCTATACAATATAAAAGAAATCGCCTATGATAGATGGAATGCCACACAAATGGTGCAGAATTTAGAAGATATAGGACTGACGATGATTCCTTTTGGTCAGGGGTACAAGGATATGAGTCCACCGTCAAAGGAATTATTCAAACTAATGATGGAAGGTCGTATCCAACATGGAGGACAGCCAGTTCTAAAATGGATGTCGCAAAACGTAGTCATGCGCCAAGACCCTGCAGGCAATATCAAACCAGATAAGGAGAAATCAATTGAAAAAATCGATGGAATTGTTGCTCTTATAATGGGGATTGATAGATGTATTCGACACCAAAATAATGATAGTAGTATCTATGATGAGAGAGGGATACTGAGCTTTTAAAAAATAAGAGATAAATTTATTTATTTATCTCTTGACTTTGAGTTGTTTTCATGATAAAATCTTTTTAGAGATAAAAGCTAAAAATTATCTCTTAGAAAGAGGGTAACTTTATGATTAAAGATTATAAAAAGTTATCAAGAAAGACTGTCATTGACCTTGGAAGATCTATGATAATAGCCGCATTAGAATCCAAAGGTTACTCAGTTAATTTTGAAGGACCGTATTTACGAGCTCATCTTAATGATGACGTTAATGATTTACTTATTTATTGTGCAAGTAAAGAGTTTTCACGAAAAACAAAACGTGAGACAACTCAATTCAAGGTTGAAGACAGTGCAATTAATAAGTTAAAGAATTATGCTGAAGAATCTCAAGATGTTTTTAATTTGTGTATCGCATATTCACTAATCAAGTATCAAATTACAGACCTTGAAGTAGTTATTCTTCCGGTTCAAGCAATTGAAAATAATGCTGAAGTTGGTGGTGTATATTCAAGAAGTAGTGAAAAATATTACTACAACTATGATGCAATAAAAAATGATGAATTGCCTCCTGGTGGCATACTCAGGATTTTGTGGAGTTCAACAGGATTAATGTAAAAAAACATAATTAATGGCTAACCATTATGAAGTATTACCAAAATTGTTCATTTAATTTTTGGGATACTTTTATTGTGGATAGTCTTTTTTTATACTCAAAAGCGGAGGATAAAATGGGATTCTTAGATTTTATTGGAAGAAAAAGATCGCGAGATAAACCGCATAATAGTTATGAGGGGCAAGACTTTTCTTATCTGTTTGGACGAACTAGCAGTGGGGAGAATGTGGATGAGTTTAAGGCCATGCAGACTACAGCTGTTTATGCTTGTGTGCGAATATTAGCCGAAGCTGTCGCCTCTCTACCCATTCACATTTACGAAAGAACATCTAATGGGAGAGAGAAAAAATTTGAACACTCTCTATATTTCTTACTTCATGATGAACCAAATCCAGAGATGTCTTCTTTTGTGTTTCGTGAAACTTTGATGACTCATCTTTTGATATGGGGAAATGCCTATATTCAAATCATAAGGGATAAGAGCGGTCAGGTTATCAGTTTGTATCCCTTATTACCAGATAAAATGTCAGTACACCGTGATGAAAATGGGAAGCTTTACTACAAATATCAACGTCAGACCGAAGAAAATCCAAATTTCAAGGATAAAGGCAGTGTTATTTTAAAACAAGAAGATGTCCTTCACATTCCAGGACTTGGTTTTGATGGATTGATTGGTTATTCTCCCATCGCATTAGCAAAGAACGCAATTGGGATGACTTTGGCTACAGAGAATTACGGAGCATCATTCTTTAAAAATGGTGCAAATCCAGGTGGTGTATTGGAACATCCAGGGATTTTGAAGGATCCAAAAAGAGTACGTGATTCTTGGAATGCGGTTTATAACGGTGTAACAAATGCACATAAAGTTGCAGTTCTAGAAGAAGGGATGAAGTACACTCAAATAGGTATTCCACCTGAAGAAGCACAATTCTTACAGACCAGGAAGTTTCAAATCAATGAGATTGCACGTTTGTATAGGATACCACCACATATGATTGGTGATTTAGAAAAATCTTCATTTTCAAATATCGAGCAACAATCACTAGAGTTTGTAAAATACACATTAGACCCTTGGGTAGTTCGTTTAGAACAGGCCTTCAACAGGTCTCTTTTTTTACCTGAAGAAAAGAAGAAGTACTTTGTTAAGTTCAATGTAGATGGTTTATTACGTGGAGATTATCAAAGTCGTATGAGTGGGTATGCTATTGCAAGACAGAATGGCTGGCTATCTACAAATGATATTCGAGAACTTGAAGATTTAAATCTTTTAACAGATGAAGAAGGAGGAAACCTTTATTTGATTAACGGAAATATGACTAAATTAAAAGATGCTGGTGGTTTTATGACAAAACAGGCAATTGAACAACCTCAAGAAAAACCAAAGGAGGAAGAAGATGCGTAAATTTTGGAGTTTTTCAGACGAAGGGAATATTCGCACTCTTCGTATTGAAGGACAGATTGCTGATGAAACATGGTTTGGAGATGAAGTTACTCCACAACTCTTTAAAAATGATTTAAATGCAGGAAAAGGTGATATCACCCTCTGGATTAATAGTCCAGGGGGTGATGTTTTTGCTGCGGCACAAATCTATAACATGCTGATGGATTACAAGGGAAATGTACATGTCATTATTGATGGTCTTGCAGCAAGTGCTGCTAGTGTCATTGCCATGGCTGGAACAACAGTATCCATGAGTCCTGTTGCAATGATGATGATTCACAATCCATGGACAATTGCACAAGGTGAAGCTAAGGATATGGAAAAGGTCATTGAAATGTTGGGGGAAATCAAAGAGTCTATTATGAATGCCTATGAGTTAAGAACAGGATTATCTAGGGCAAAAATCTCACATTTAATGGATTCTGAATCATGGTTTAATGCGAGAAAAGCAGTTGAACTTGGCTTTGCAGACAAGATTTTATTCGGCAAAGATGAACCTAAAGAAGAGCTAGAACTTAGCAGTTATTCATTTAGTAGAGCCACTGCGGATCATAACCTTGTTGTTAAACTTCAAGCCAAAATAGATAGCTACAAACCTTTATCAACGACTCCTCTCAATCAGTTAAGAAAACGATTAGATTTATTGAAATAATGAAAGGAAAACTAACCTATGTCTAAATTACTTGAATTAAAAGAAAAACGAAATCAAGCTTGGGAACAAGCAAAAACTTTCCTAGACTCAGTGCGAACTGAAGATGGTTTAGTCTCAGAAGAAGATTCTCAACGCTATGATGAAATGGAAAGTAAAATCAATCGCTATAATCAAGAAATCGCTCGCTTAGAACGACAAGAAAAGATTGATCTAGAACTTGCTCAACCAACTTCTCAGGCTTTGACAAGACAGCCTACCACTGTCTTAAAAGATAGTGAGGTAGAAGATGAGAAGAAGGGAACTAAGTCTGATGTCTATTCCAAAACCTTTTGGACGAATGTCCGTAAGCGTAACTTCTTTGATGTTAAGGATGTTCTTCGTGTTGGAGAAGATACAGAGGGTGGCCATTTAGTACCTGATGAGTATGAGAAAAAACTAGTTCAAGGTCTGCAAGAAGAGAATTTCTTTCGAAGTCTAGCAACCGTTATTAAAACATCAAGTGGAGAGCGGAAGATTCCAGTTGTTACAGGGCATGGAACTGCGTCATGGATGGATGAAAATGGACTTTATCCTGAAACTGATGAGACATTTGGTCAAGTAACACTCGATTCGCATAAGATTGGAACAGCTATTCGAATCTCAGAAGAATTGTTAAATGACTCAGTATTTGATTTAGAATCCTATATGACTAGTGAGTTTGCACGACGTATTGGTACAGAAGAAGAGAAATCATTCCTTATTGGAGATGGCTCAAAGAAACCAACAGGAATCTTTACGCAAGCAAATGTTACAGGTCCTACAACAACGACTAAAGACATTACATTTGATGACATGATTGAATTGTATCATTCTCTTCCTGCTCCGTATCGTAAAAATGCAGTATGGATTCTTCATGATACAACTGTCAAAGCAATCCGTAAACTGAAAGATAATAACGGAAATTATATTTGGCAACCGTCTACACAAGCTGGACAACCAGATTTAATTCTTAACCGTCCATACTATACATCTACCTTTGCACCTCTACCTGAACAGGGGAATAAAGCCATTGCATTTGGAGACTTCTCATATTACTGGATTGCAGACCGCCAAGGACGTACTTTTAAACGTCTCAATGAACTTTATGCTAATAATGGTCAAATTGGTTTTCTTGCATCTCAACGTGTTGATGGGAAATTAGTATTACCAGAAGCAGTAAAAATTTTAACTGTGAAAGCAAAATAATCATGATAAGTCTAGAAGAAGCAAAACTTTACCTTAAGGTAGAAAACACAGATGAAGATGACTTGATTACGCAATTGATTGATACGAGTAAAAAACTCTGTGAAGAAACATTAAGGCAGAATACTTACAGTGAGGTTCTAAGAATGGCAATCCTGTATGGGGTTGCCTATCTTTATGAACACCGTGAAACAGCTAATTATAAAGAGTTAAAACAAATGTTATATCACCTACTATTAGCTGATAGGAAGGATATTTTTTGATGAAAATCGCTCCGTTACGTGACCGTCTTACATTTGAAGTGCGTAAAATTGTGGTTGATGAAATTGGAAATGAATCTTCAGTTTGGAACACGGTTTTCCAAAGATGGTGTTCTAGTCGCCCATTGACCTTGACAGAAAATGAGGGGAGTGTGTCTAAACTTCTTTATAACAAAATTCAATTTACACTAAGGTACGACAAAGCGGTACTAGATCTAAGTTCATTAAAAACTAGGATAAAGTACAGAGACGCCTACTTTACGATAGATTCAATTGATGGTGATAGCGTTCCTAGGCAATTGATTTATATTGTAGCAACTAAGGAGAATGACTATGAACAGGATAGAAATGGATGAGTTGGAAAAAGTAATTGATCAAGAGTTGGGTGATTACATTAAAGAGACGACATCTGCAATGCGAGAGGTAGTAGAAGAAGTAACAGACAGTGCTGTAGATACTTTAAAGATCTCTTCACCACGAAAAACTGGTAAGTATGCACGAGGTTGGAAATGTAAGTCAACAAGTGACAGTCCTACAGGCTTAACAAAAACCATTCATAACCGAACACCAGGCTTAACTCATCTCCTAGAAAATGGTCACGCTAAACAAAATGGTGGTCGAGTAGAAGGGCAAAAACATATTGAAATCGTTGAAAAAAGTGCCGTTAAGTCACTTGAAGATAGGCTGAGACAAAGATTGTGAGGATTTCATGACATTAAAAGATTTCTATAACATTTTAATAAAATCAAAGTTGCCAGTAGCTTATCATCATTTTGAAGAAGGAAGAAGTCCAGCTCCACCATTTATTGTATATCTTGTTAAGGACTCTGAAAATACTGGAGCTGATAATTGGAGCTATCATAAGACTCTTAATCTTCAAGTGGAACTATATACCTTAAAGAAGGACTTAGGAATCGAAACTAAGATGGATGACTTATTTGATAGTCATTCAATTTTTTTTGACAAAGTAGAGACTTATATCTCAACTGAAAAACTCTATCAAATTACATATTACATTTCATTAAACGGAGGATAGTTATGACTGAAAAAAATAAAGTTACATTCGGATTACAAGATGTTCATTGGGCAGAAGTTACAACTGAATCTTCAAATGGTGCATTGACTTATGGAACGGTTGAACGATTACGAGGTGCAGCAGAACTAACCTTGGAACCGACTGGTGACAAAGGTTCATACAAGGCAGATAATATCAACTTTTATACTTCGGAATCAAATGATGGTTATGAGGGAACATTGAAGCTCGCCTTATTAACTCAAGAATTTTTAACTCGTGTCTTAGGAGAAAAATTAGATCCAACAACTAAAACAATTTCTGAAATCGCAAATGCTGAAAAGAAGAATTTCGCTCTGATGTTTCGTTTTGAGGGAGATAAAAAAGAAACGCTTCATGTTTTGTATTACTGTTACGCATCACGTCCATCAATGGGATCAAAAACAAAATCTGGTTCAGATATTAATGAGGTTGAGCTAAACTTTACGGCAAGTCCCCGTCCACTTGATAAGGTGGTTCGTCGCAAAACGACAGAAGAAACAAGTGATGAGATTCGTCAGAATTGGTTCAAGGAAGTCTTTGAACCTCGTGAATAAAGGAGTTACAGATGAGAGATAGTATTACAATTTCAGGAAAGACCTATGAATTGGCTACTAATGCCTATACACCGATTGCCTATAAAGAACAGTTTGGTAAAGATTATTTTCAAGACTTGTTTTCAATGGTGAGTACGCAGTCGGTTCTCGATAAGATTGAGCACCTAAATGAGAAAGAAAAACTCGAAACTGGTGATATTGATCTATCCATCATGACCAATTTTGATATGACTTTTTTTCACAGAATTTTTTGGGTGTTTGCGAAATCGGCTAATCCAAGAATTAAACCATTTAAAGAATTCTTTATGGAGATGGAGGAGTTTCCAGTTCAAGAAGTAGCAACTATCTTAATGAACATGCTTAACCAAGGGATGAATACAAGAAAAAAGCAGATCAAACAGAAACAGCAAGTGAAGAAATCTTTACGGTAGAAAGCTATCTATTTTGTTGTAAGGAAACTGGCTTATCCATAGACGACTTAAAACATATTTCAATTGGGATGGCTCTTGATTATCAAACTGATTATGTAAACTTGCGGACAAATGAAACAAGCAACATAAGAAAAGCAAATCAAAGTGATTTTGATAATTTTTAATAGAAAGGAGATGTGAACATGGCTGGAAATATAAAAGGTATCACAATAGAAATTGGTGGTGACACACAACCCTTGCAAAATGCCTTAAAAGGGGTAAATAAACAAGCAGCTGAATCAACTAAAGAATTGAAACAAATTGATAAGGCTCTTAAGTTTGATACAGGAAATGTCACACTCCTTACTCAAAAACAAGAAGTGCTTGCTAAACAAGTTGAAACCACTAAAGAAAAATTAGCTACCTTAAGGCAGGCACAAGCCCAAGTTGAAGCTCAATTTAAGTCAGGTAATATCGGGGCGGAACAATATCGAGCTTTTCAAAGGGAAGTAGAAACTACTCAGACAGTACTGAAAAGTTATGAAAGCAAACTAGAGGGTGTCAATCAAGTCTTATCGGAAAATGGAAATCGAATAGGTACTACTAAAAGTCAATGGGATAGCTTGAAACAAGAACAAGCTCGTCTAGCTTCTGAGAGTGAAAAATTAACGAGTCAATTTAAATTACAAGAAAGTGAACTTTCTTCAAGTGCTAGTGAATCTGAAAAGCTAGCTTTAGCTCAGAAAAAAGTAAATGAAAGTTCCTCTTTACTAGAAAAACAGATTCAGAATTTAGAGAAACAGCTAGAACTAACAAAATCTCAGTATGGCGAAAATTCGATTGAAGCCAATAAACTGGAACAGACTCTAAATGATACCAAAACGGCCTACAATCATCTTCAAAATGAGATGGAAGAGATGGGCACTAGTTCAACAAGTACGAAGGATAATCTATCAGAAATCAATCATCTCTTAAAGGCAGATATCCTAATGGAATTCAGTGACCGTTTAGCAGAATTATCACAAAAATTGATTGATTTTGGGAAACAGTCGCTTGAAGCTTTTAACGAAGTTGATGAAGGGATGGATATCATTGTCACGAAAACTGGTGCTTCTGGCCAAGCTTTAGAAGAGATGACAACTATCGCAAAGAACCTTGCTACTGAAATTCCAACAGACTTTAATACTGCTGGTAGTGCAGTCGGAGAGTTGAACACACAATTTGGTTTAACCGGTGATAGTTTAAAATCAGCTTCAAGTTATCTCATCCAATTCGCATCCATAAATGGGAGTGATGTTACCTCATCAGCTATTTCAGCTAAGAAAGCTATAGAAGCATACGGCTTACAGGCAACGGATTTGTCTAGTGTTCTTGATACTGTCACCTTTACCAGTCAAGCTACTGGTGTGGGTGTTCAAGAACTGATGGATAAGGTTGTTTCTGGAGCACCACAAATTAAGGCATTAGGACTTTCATTTGATGAGGGTGTGGCTTTAATGGGGAAATTTGAAAAGGCTGGTGTGGATTCATCAGCCTCTTTATCATCCTTATCAAAAGCATCTGTGAAGTATGCGGCATCAGGAAAGACTTTGCAGCAAGGTTTATCTGAAACCATCGAAAAAATTAGAAATTCAACTAGTGAAACTGAAAAGTTAACTCTCGCTTCAGATATATTTGGAACGAAGGGTGCTCCACGAATGGTGGATGCTATTAATCGTGGTGCTTTATCTTTTGATGACTTAGCTGAAACAGCAAAGAAAGCATCAGGAACAGTCGGCTCAACTTATGAAGCGACACTAGATCCAATTGATAAATTTACAACTGCTCAAAATGAAGCTAAGTTAGCATTAGCTGAAGTTGGGGATGCTATAGCTGTCACTTTTGCACCGATACTAGAGATTTTAGCTGATTTGTTACGTTCAGTTGCAGAGTGGTTTTCTAGTTTATCAACGCCAGTAAAACAATTTATCATTATTGTTGGTAGCCTGATTACTGGATTAGGATTATTACTCCCTATATTTTTAGCACTTCAGGCAGCTGCCTTAGCAATGGGTGTCACAATTGGTGGCTTAATAGCAAGTGTAGCGCCTATTATAGCTATAGTCTTAGGAATAATAGCTGTTCTTGCCTTGTTAATTGTTGGAATAAAAGAACTCTGGGAACATAACGAGGGATTTAGAACTGCAGTAATGGATATTTGGAATGCTATTTATTCTTTTATATCTACTATCATTCAAGAAATATCAGACTTTATTTTAAGCATCTGGGGGACACTGACTTCGTGGTGGACTGAGAATCAAGAGTTAATTCTTGCAGCTGCAACCACAGTTTGGAATGCAATCTCAACAGTTATAACTACCGTTATGTCTATTCTAGAACCCTATATTCAGGCAGCATGGGAAAACATAAAACTAATCATCAGCACAGCCTGGGAAATCATCAAACAAGTAGTTGAAACGGCAATCAATCTTGTCTTAGGCATTATTAAAGCAGTAATGCAAATTATTACAGGAGATTGGTCTGGTGCATGGGAAACAATAAAGGCAGTTTTTTCAACAGTCTGGGAATCCATCAAGTCAATTGTAAGCTTAGTTCTAAGTGCTATTAGTCAACTTATATCGAACACCTGGAATGGGATTAAGAACACAATTAGTAATCTCTTATCAGCAATTAGTAATGTTGTCAGTACAATTTGGAATAGTATCAGTTCAACTATTTCAGGAATTTTAAATGGAATCTCAAGTACAGTGTCCAATGTTTGGAATGGAGTAAAAAATACGATTTCAAATGCAATTAACACTGCCAAAAATGCAGTTTCAACTGCTATAACTGCTATCAAAAACCTCTTTAGTTTCAGGTTTCAGTGGCCACACATTCCTTTACCGCATTTTAGTGTGTCAGGATCTGCAAATCCTCTGGATTGGTTAAAGGGACAAATTCCTAGAATCGGAATTGAGTGGTATGCAAAAGGGGGAATTTTAACAAAACCAACTGCCTTCGGAACAATAGGGAATTCCCTAATGGTAGGAGGAGAAGCAGGAAACGAAGCGGTACTCCCTTTAAATGAATCTACTCTTGAGGCAATCGGAAGAGGTATTGCAAGAACGATGGATTTAAGAATGCCAGACATCAACATTTCGATTACTGGAAATATTATCCGAGAACAGGCAGATATTGAAAAAATAGCAAATGAAGTAGCAAGTCGAATTGCAGAAGAATTAGCACGTCAAAAACAATTGAGAGGAGCCACTATATGATTAAAAGAAACGAGTTAGTCATAGATGGAATTGGAACTTCTAGTTTTCCTTTTAAGGTGATTGTCCACGAATCGCCTTCTGTTATCCTAGCGGAGAGTAAGACGAGTTTATTAGAACATAAAGGAATGAGTGGGGCTCTTTCGCAAACAAATCGGCACCGAGATTTGATTGAAAAATCATATACGATTTACATTGTTAAGCCCTCAGAAGAACAACTCCATCAATTTATGGGTCTATTTATCAAGGAGCAGTTTTGGCTTGAGAGTGAACGGATGAAAACCACACGTCTTTGGTGTTACCGAGTAAAATGTACTGAGGTAAAACAAGAGAGAGATGGTGTGTATGAGACGAAAGCTACCTTTATTTGTCATCCTACAAAGTTCTTTAAATCAATTGATAGACAAACTTTGACATCAAACGGTGTACTTAGAGTTCAAGGGACATCTCTAGCGTTCCCCAAAATAACGATAATGGGGAATTCGGCAACTGAGACTCAGTTTACGATTGGAGATCAGGTCATTAAAATTGAAAAAGTTACAGAACCACTTGTGATGGTAAACGAACCAAATAGTCCAAGTTTTCTAACAGTTAGCAAAAAGTACATCAAATGGTCTGGTGATTTTATCACTATTGATCCAAGCGCTAAAAAAGAAGTAGGTGTTGTTCTTGGTAGAGGTATTACTTCTTTAAGCTTTGAAACAAATTGGGGGTGGGCTTAAATGCTATTTTTGTTGAACAAAGATATTAGAACTGTAAAGTGGAATGGATTACCTCTTCATGAAACTAGCTCTGCTATTGTAAAAGAAACCCTGAACGGTGATTTCACCTTATCTATTCGCTATCCAATTACCGATTCTGGTATCTATAAACAAATAAAAGAAGATATGCTTATCAAGGCTCCTGTGCCTGTCTTAGGATTCCAGTTATTTCGTATTAAAAAACCAATTGAAAACGATGATAGTTTGGATATAACCGCCTACCATATTTCAGATGATATTATGCAACGGTCTATCGAACCAATTAGTGTTCTTAATCTTACTTGTGGTATGGCCTTATCCCAAATGGTTCAAAATACTAAGACCAATCTTGGTGATTTTTCATTTACGAGTGATGTTACAGATCGCCGTACTTTCAATACAAATGAAGTAAAGACACTCTATGCTGTCTTAATGGATGGTGCCCATTCTATCATAGGAACTTGGGAAGGGGAGTTGATTCGTGACAATTTGGCTCTGACAATCAAGAAGAATAGAGGTGAAAATAGGAGTGTTGTCATAACAACACATAAGAATCTAAAGTCTTACAAGAGAACCAAATCAACTCAATCAATCATTACTCGTATTCATGCAAAATCAACATTTAAACCAGATGGCAAAGATAAAGACCAGACAATTAAAATTACTGTCGATAGTCCTCTAATCACTTTCTATCCATATATCAATGAAAAAGAGTACGAAAATAATACTCTTAAAAGCATTGAGGAGTTAAGGAAGTGGGCTGAGGCTAAGTTTAAGAATGAAGGAATTGATAAGTTATCGGATGCTATTACGATTGAAGCCTATGAACTCGATGGGCAGGTTGTACATTTAGGTGATACCGTAAATATCAAGAGTTTGAAACATGGAATCGATATTCCAAAAAAGGCAGTTGCTTATGAATTTGATGCACTGACACAAGAATATATCTCGATTACTTTTGATGATAAACCAATGGTAGGTGCTTCAACTTCAAATAGTGCAATTTCAACTGTCGCAAATGAAATTTTAGACTCTGGTTTCACATTACAAGAAGTCGCAATTGAAAAGGCTTTGAGAAATGCGAACACAGCATTTGATGCCGAATTCACTAAACAAAAAGAATCAATCCTTGATGATATTGAAAAATTCAAAGCTAGTGCAGAAGTTTACGCAGATGGTATTCGTCAAGAGATTGAAGGAAAGATTGCTGATGTTGATTCTAAAGTTCAATCTAATGAATCACTTAATGAAAATAGATACAACGATGTGTTGGTTAAAGCAAATAGTAGTAGAGATTTAGCTAATCATGCCTTAGAGGTCAGTAAAGAAGTTAAAGAAACTACTAATACAGTACTAACAGATACCTTAAATTATAAAAAAGAAGCTATTGCTGAAGCAAACCGTTTAGTTGAACTCAGCAAGAATAGCTTATTGAATCAAATTACGACAGTAGAATCTTCAATTGATAAGCTTACGGGTGTTATTACTAACAAAGTTTCAAAGACAGACTTTGATGCTATCAAAAATACCGTAGAGCAGCAACGAACGGAAATATCACAAGCCAAGGATAAAATAAATCTAAAAGCTGAAAAGACCTATGTAGAAAATATTAAACAAACAGCTAGTGAAGCACTCCAAAGAATATCAGAGAACGCATTAGCAATATCTAAAACTAAAGCTGATTTACAAGTTGCTGCAGATGCTATAAATACTAAAGTATCACAAACAGATTTTAATCAAACGACAAATCGACTTGCTAGTACTGAAACAACAATTAAAATTCAAGCAGGTGAAATAGCCAAACGATTGACCAGTAGTCAGGTAGAATCCGTGATAAATTTAAAAGGATTTCAAACTAAATCAGATGTTGATAAAAATATTTTAGACAGAGGTTATGTAACGAACTCTAGCGTGCAAAACTTAGTTAGAGAAACATCTAATAGTTTCACTCGGACTATTAGTGAAACTAAAGCTTTAATACCAACTAGTGTTTCTCATCGAAACTTAGCATCTGGTTCCAGTGATAGTTGGACTTCATACAAAGAAATAAACTCGAAACTCAATTGGATTCAAACATTAGGAAAAATTCCTTATGGTGATTCGACTGGCATTTATTCAGGGACAAAAATCAATCTATTTGTTTATATTTCTGTCGATAATGTTGTATTAGATTCAACTGTTACTCCTAGAATTATTTTACAAGGTCCCGGCTATAAAAAATCAGATAATAGTGCTGTATGGAGTGTTCATTCTAATCCCTTTCATACCTCTTGGTCTACTACATTAAAAACTGGTACAAACTACCATCTTATTAAGATTTCTCGAATCGTAACAGATGAGATGTTCAATAATTTTAAAAACTTTGAATTACAATTTCGTATTGATGGAGCAAGTTCAGGTAAGTTTCATTGGAGAGCTTTAATGATTACTACTGGAGATATCTTCCCAAATTATTGGACTAAACCTATCGAAGATTTAACAACTGTAACGGCTTTTAACGAAGTAAAAGATACTCTAGGTAGTCATACAAGAACTATTAGTGAACAGGGCAAAACAATTAGTCAGGTTGTACAAACATCCGAAGGACTGATTACAAGAGTCAGTGATTTAATTGATACCCAAAACTTAGTATACGATCCAACCAATTTTAGTAAATATAAAGAACGTGAACCGAATTCGAATTTAGTTATGACTGGAACTAATGAATACAAGTTGCTAAGAATTGCACAAAGTGGCAGGACAACAAATGGTTGGCGTGGTTTCCAAATGCCTTTTCATAGTCAAAAATTTGTTGCTGGTGAGAAACTTTCTTATAGGGTCAATTTATGGATAGATGTACTACCTGATGGAAAAGTTGGTTTTGAAATCAAATCAGGTAACTCAATAGGAGGTTTCACTATCAGTCCGACTAGAACGGGCGCAGCTCAAATTTTTACAGGAACTTTTACGATAAATAAAACCGTGACAAAAACAGATGATTTTGGGCTTCATATTTGGCTAGAAAAGAACGGAACTGTGGCAGTTGGCCAAATTTCAATTGTTCGAGGTAGTCAGCCACCTAATAACTTTGTAGATAGTACATCCTTTCAACAAATTGCAACAGAAAGTCTTGTTCAGCAACATCAAGGTTCCTATTCGATTCAAAATTTAACTAATGCAGGCTCTTTAATTTCAGGTATTAATCTAGGCGCGAATGGAATCAATAGAATCATTGGTAAGGCAACTCATATCACGGGGGATACTTTAATTGATAGAGCAGTCATTAAATCAGGAATGATTGATAAATTAAAGACATCAAACTTTGAATCTGGTTCAGTAACTACTATGGTATTAGCGTCAAATTCAGTAACTGCAGATAAAATTGTTGTGGATCAAGCGTTTTTTAATAAGTTAGTTGCAAATGAAGCTTATTTACGACAGCTGTTTGCTAAGAATGCTTTTATCAATAGTGTACAAAGTGTTAGGATTGATGCTAGTCAAATAAAGTCAGGCTTACTAAGTGGTGACAGAATTCAGGGTGGCACAATAACTGGAACCACAATTTCTGGTGGATTATTAACTGGAGAAACAAAAATTAAGTTAGGTGCTTATGGTTCATTTGACGCTATCAACGGTGGATTACAGATTAATGTTCCTCGTCAGTTTAATTCTAAAGATGGTTTAGGCGTACAATTTATAGGTTCTTATGGCCGAGGGGACAATGTTCCTTACGGCTTATTTATTTACAAAGATTCAGATTTTACTACTGGAAACACTGCAAGTGATAGTGATGATTTTCTATTGACGGTCGAAGGATACATTAAGGCAAAAGGAATTGGCTGGTTAAAGTACGGCAAAAGTAGCATTAATGGCTCAACTACAGGAACTATTAGTTATTGGAATTCTAATAATGTGTCTCTAGACTTTGGTGGATCAGGAAATGATATTTACTACTCATATAACGGAAATGCTTATAGCTTATGGCAAATTGTTAACCAACATTTTTCTGATAAAAACTTAAAAGAGAATATAGGCTTATCTAACTATAAAGCACTCGATTTTATCAAAAGATTTCAATTTAAAGAGTATGACTGGAAGAAAATAGGGAATCGTATTCAAAAGGCTCATACCAAAATTGGACTCATCGCTCAAGATGTTCAACAAATTGACTCGTCACTTGTGTATGAAAATGGTGGTTTTCTGAATCTTGATAATACAAGATTAACGAATATCGCTTTAAAAGGAATTCAAGAGTTAATACTTGATATTCGAAAATTAAATAAACGATTGGAGATGTTAGAAGATGAACACAGATTTAATCCATCAATTAGCAATGGAGTCGTTGACTAAGAAACTAGCACAAACCGAAGGTCAAGCAGCACAAAATGAGGCTCTTTATTTGGTTGTTGCAAGCGAATTGCAGTTAATGAAAGATGTATTAGAATACGACTCAGACCTAAAAGACTTATTTGAGGAAGTAAAAACTAAAAGAGAGAAAGGAAAAAGTTAATGGCATTAGAAATTACTAAAACAACACGTTTGGTTGGAAATTTGAAGATTGGTGATGAAGTAGTTAAGCAGTATACTGTTGATGTTGATGAACATGGTGTTTCTACAGTATCTGAGTTTCTCTATCATTCAGAGCTCTATGCGGAGCATCGTCTCGAAATGAGAAACCAAGAAAAATTGTTCCGAGATAAACGATATGAATTAGAAGATGCTGTTTTAGCTGAAATTGAGTCAAATAAAAAAGAACTATAGGGAGTATTAAAAATGGATATTGAATTGTTTAATTTTTTAAGAAAGCTCATCGAAACAGAAGATGGGCTTATTTTGTATGCGTTAGCGTTAATTGTCATCATGGAAATTGTAGACTTTGCATCAGGCACATTTGCTGCCATTGTAAATCCAGATGTTGAGTATAAGAGTAGAATTGGAATCAATGGATTAATTCGTAAAGTCTTAGGGATTTTTATGTTACTGTTATTGATTCCGATGTCTGTTTTGTTGCCTGAAAAAACTGGATTTATGTTTCTGTATTCGATTTATATCGGATACCTAGTTTTTACTTTCCAATCACTAATTGAGAACTATCAAAAAGTAAAAGGGAATATTTTGCTTTTTAAACCAATTTTAAAAGCTTTTGAACATCTAACTGAAGAAAAGTCTAACGATGATAAGGAGGATAATCATGGAAATTGATAAAAGTAGATTACGAACAAATCTTCCTCAAATTGGGGAACAACCCTATCGACAGGTTCATGCTCACTCAACAGGAAATCCTAACTCTACGGCACAAAATGAAGCAGATTACCATATGCGTCGTCCAGTTGAGTCAGGATTCTTCTCTCATGTGGTAGGGAATGGTCGTATCATGCAAACATGGTTAGTCGACCGAGGTGCCTATGATGTTGGTGGCGGATGGAATGTTGAAGGTTACGCTCAAGTTGAACTGATAGAAAGTCATGAATCTAAAGAAGAATTCATGAGAGATTATCGACTTTATGTCAAGCTATTACGTGAGTTAGCTGACGAGGCTGGAATCCCTAAAACTCTAGATTCTAGTAGTCTTGCTGGGATTAAAACTCATCAATTTTGTACTTACAACCAACCAAATAATGGAAGTGACCATGTAGATCCCTATCCATACCTTGCAAAATGGGGCATTAGTAGAGAACAGTTTAAGAAAGATATTGAATCTGGTCTAACTGAAGGAAACTGGAAACGAAACGAAGTTGGCTGGTGGTGGGAAGAATCAGATGGCTCTTATCCAAAATCTCAATGGAAAAATATCAAAGGAGAATGGTTCTACTTTGATAATAGAGGCTACTGTTTCATCAATAAATGGTTCAATGATGGTAAAGATTGGTTTTATTTTGATAAACGCGGTGCCATGGTTACTGGTTGGATGCATATCGATCATAGGTGGTATTACTTTAAGTCGGATGGTCGAATGGCTAAAGGTTGGGTAAAATATCGTGAAACTTGGTATTACTTAGATGAAAAAGATGGAGATATGAAATCTAAGCAATTTATTAAATCAGGAAATGGCTGGTATTATCTCAAGGCCGATGGTTCGCTATCAGTAAAACCAGAATTTACGATTGAACCTGATGGTTTGATTACTACTAATTAAGAGTTTGCAAATGCTACTATTAAAATAAATCTTTAAAAAAATAAACCACCGAAGTTGGTGGCTCATGTGGTATAATATCTATTGTAGAAAAGTGAAGACGGTGGCTCCTTATACCGAAAGAGAGGTGATGCCTATGGGTAATTCATCAAAATCTGACGGAAAGGAGGAGCGTGTTTGAGCTCATTTGAAGTCGTTCAAACCATCTTTGGCTTTGGTACTTTTACCATTGCTTTGATTGGTTTGTGCTATAAAATCTTCAAGGACGATGACAAAAAGAAATAACCCGTCCCCACTTTTGACCGAGTTGTTGGACGAGTTATAGTCTGATAATAGAGAGTCACCGTCTTTTTAACGGTTCTACATGGAGCTGAGTTGGCGCTCAGCTCTTTTTCTACGTTTATTATAACATATTGCGATTAAATTTCAAATAAAAAATCTAAGCCTGGTGAAATACATCAGGCTTTTTCTTTTTGATTTTTTTCTTAAAACCGGAAAAAACTATCTTGAAATTACCTATTAAGGTAAGAGGGATATATAGACATTTTATTAAAGAACAGGGTTGCTGATTACTTGACTAATATAGTGTTTAGAGGGATATATAGTGTGTAAAAACTTCTTGTAGGAGGAAAAATGAATATAAGAAAAATTGAAGCAAAGAATAACAAAAGAAAAAAGAGAATTTGTGCATATGTTCGAGTTTCTACAACCAACGGAAGTCAACTTGATTCGCTAGAGAATCAAAAAGTCTATTTTGAAAAGTTGTATGCTGAACGTGATGATGTTGAGTTTTTGGGTGTTTTTTGTGACAAAGGGATTTCGGGTTCAAAGTATGATAGACCTGATTTTCAAACTATGTTAGGTGCTTGTAGAAAAGGACAAATTGATGTTATCCATACTAAGTCAATATCAAGGTTTGCAAGAGATCTCATCAATGTTCTTGAAATAAGTCGAGAATTAAAAACTCTTGGTATTGATATCTTTTTTGAAGAGCAGAATATTCACACTTTATCAAATGAAGGTGAGGTTGTCTTGACTGTGTTAGCAAGTTTGGCTGAGGAAGAGTTACAAAGCATGAGCGGAAACCAACGATGGAGTTTTCGTAGAAAGTTCCAGAAAGACAAACTATAAGAAAAGTCAATAGTTTTATCTAAAATAATTCATGTTTCAATTTGATGATTTTAGAGCACGG